TTCGGCAAGGCCAAGGCCGAGGAACCGAAGGACGACGACGAGCAGAAGGGCAAGGGCGCGGAGACGCCCGAGGACGAGAACGAGGAGGAGAACGCCGCCGAGCCCGGCGAGGGCGAGGGCAAGGAGGACGAGGAGGAGGACGAGGTCGCCACGACCCAGGCCGCCCTCGACGAGGCCGTCTCCAAGAAGGCCTCGACCGAGACGATCGTCCGTGCGGCGCGTGCCGCCGAGCGGGCGCGCGTCGCCGGCATCCTCGGCAGCGCCGAGGCGCAGCAGCGGCCGAACGCGGCCCGCACCTACGCTTTCGACACCGACCTCGACCCCGGCAAGGCCGTCGCCAGGCTGGCCAAGCAGCCGGTCGAGGGCGCGGCCGGCGGCAAGGGCGCGCTCGCGGCCGCGATGCGCGCGGCGCCGCAGCCGAACGTGAAGCCCGGCGCCGCCAACCCGCCGACGAAGGACAAGACGGCCGGCCTCGCTGCCGCCGTCGGCGCCGTCGTCAAGACCATCACCAAGGGCAAGGAGTAAGCCGCCATGGTGCTCCCCGTCTTCAAGACGAACGCCCCGCCGGTCCTGTCGCAGGTCCTGGCGTGGGAAGCCGATCCGCACTTCTGCCGCGAGCCCGTCACGGTCCTCGCAGGTTCCTCCGCCGATCGCGACCTGGCGCTCGGCACGGTGCTTGGGCAGATCGCGCTGGGCGCGGCGACCGTCACCGCCGGTGGCGGCAACACCGGCGCCGGCACGGTCGGCTCGGTCACCCGCGGTGCCGCCTGCAAGGTCGGCACCTACCGGCTGACCTGCATCGCCGCGGCGTCGAACGCCGGCCGCTTCCAGGTCGTCGACCCCGACGGCAACCGCCTGGCCGATGCCCTGGTCGCCGTGGCCTACGCTCAGCCGCAGCTCGGCTTCACCATCGCCGACGGCGATCCGGACTTCGCGGTGGGCGACAGCTTCACCATCGCCTTCGCTGCGGGCAGCAACAAGGTGATCGCGCTGAAGCTCGACGCGACCGACGGCAGCCAGCATGCCGCCGGCGTGCTGCTCGGCCACGTCATCGCGCCCGACGGCGTCGATGCGCCCGGGCTCGCGAGCTGGCGCGACAGCCACGTCCTACCGAGCGGCCTCGTCTGGCCGGCCGGCATCACCACCGATCAGAAGAACGCCGCGCTGGCCGAGCTGGCCGCGAAGCGCATCTTCACGCGCACGGAGGCCTGAGCCATGGAACCCTTTACCCAGGCGAGCTACCCCTACACCGCGGTCGATCTCACGCAGCAGATCGAGCTGATCCCCAACGTGTGGGGCCGCATCGAGGAGATGGGCCTCTTCGGCACGCCGGAAGGCCTCACCTCCAAGTACGTCGAGATCGCGCTCGTCGATGGCCAGGTGAAGATCCTGGCGGCGACGGAGCGCGGTGCTGCCGGGCCGGTCGGTGGGTCCGACGCCGAGCGCTCGGTCGTCATCGCCGTGCCGCACTTCCCCTACGAGGAAGTCATCAAGCCGGACGACGTGCAGGACCGCTTCGCGTTCGGCAGCCGGACGCAGCCGCGCCGGGTCGACGAGGTGACGGCCCGCAAGCTCCTGGCGATCCGCCGCCGCCACGCGCTGACCCGCGAGTGGCTGCGGATGGGCGCGCTCAAGGGCAACCTCTACGACGGCGCCGGCAGCCTGCTGCTGAACCTCTACTCGGCCTTCGACATCACGCCGAAGACCGTGGACCTGGCGCTCGGCACGTCGACGACCGACATTCTCGGCAAGCTCGACGAGGTGGCGGTGCACATGCGCCTCAACCTGCTGGGCGAGACGATGAACGGCATCCACTGCCTCATGGCGCGGAACCTCTACCGCCGGATCGTCACGCACCCGAACGTCGAGAAGTTCTACATCAACTGGCAGAACGCGGCTGCGTTGGCCGGGGCGCAGAACCTCTTCGAGTTCGGCGGCGTCGTCTTCGAGCCCTACGACGCCGTCTCCACCGGTGTCGACGGGCAGACGAAGACCTTCGCCACGTCGGGGGAGGGCTACTGCTTCCCGCTCGGCACGATGGAGACCTTCCGCGATTACAACGCGCCGCCGCACCACATCGCCTACGCGAACGCGGTGGGTCCGGACGTGTTCGTGTCGCCCGAGCTGCTGAAGCACGGCGCGGGCATCGAGCTGAAGTCGCAGTCGAACCCGCTGCCCGTCTGCGCCCGGCCGGCGCTGCTGGTGAAGATCTACTCGAGCAACTGACGCCGGTCGGCACGTAGGAGGCCCCTACGAACCGCATCCGCGCGCCGCCCCGATGGGGCGGCGTTTTCGTTTCCTTGCAACCGCCCCGCGCGTCCGGGAGCGCGGGGGCGGGACTTTTGACAGTCCGGTGCCGCCCGCCGCTCCCGGAGAGCGCGCGGGCGGTGCGTTTTCGAGGAGAGACGACGATGGACAAGACTGGCATGCAGCGGGTCGCCGCGGTCGGCACCGCCGAGCATGGCGGCGCCTGGCACGGGCCCGGCTACGTCATCGAAGTGACCGCGCTCGAAGCGGCCGAGATGATCAAGTCCGGCCAGTGGAAGGCCGCACCGGCGGCGAAGCCGAAGAAGGCGAAGGAGCCGACGAAAGACCCGGCGGCCTGATGTCCTGGACGGAGATAGCGGGACGGATGGCACGGGACGTTTTCCGCGTCTTCGGCAACACGGTCCGCTACCGCGTGGGCGGTCTGGGAGAGGGCGTGGATATCCGCGCCCTCCACCGCCGGAAGGATGACGATCTTCGCGCCGGAGAGGCGCTGCTGCGCATCGAAGGCGACGCCTACGAGGTGCGCACTGCCGATATTGCACAGCCTGTCGCCGGCGATACGCTAACCCTGCCGAGTGGCGTCGTGCGCGTCGTGCAGGGTGCGCCGACGCGCAATGACGAGGGCACGGTCTGGCTGCTCGACACGATGCCTCTATGACGGGACGCGGCATCCGCCGCGTCCTGCCGCCTTGCGCCCCGGATCAGGTCCGGGGCTGCCGGCGGCGTGCTCATGCGGGCACGCCGCCTTGAGTTGGGGACCAGGCCCATGCCGTCTCGCAAGGAAGAGGTCGTGCAGGCGGTGGTCGCCAGGCTGTCGAGCATCGGCTCGATCGCCGGCCTGCAGGTGGTGCGCGAGGACGGCACGCCGCGCTACGCCGGCGCCGGACCCTGGCTGCACGTCGGCGTGGGTGATCCCGGCGAACCGGTCGACGTCACGCTGTCGCCGCTGTTGTACCAATGGGAACACCCGGTGCCGGTCACCGCGACCGTGCGCGGCAAGTCCCTGAGCGAGCGCACCGAGGATCTCGACGCCCTGCTGCGCGCGGTGGCCGCGGCGATCGCCGCCGATCGGCGGCTCGGCGACACGGTCGACTGGAGCGAGGCGACCTCGCCGATCGAGGAAGATATCCGGGTCGAGGGCGACACACCGGCGCGGCAAGCGCGCTTCGAGGTGCTGCTGACCTACGACAGTCCCGGCCCGCTGGAGTAGGCGGATGCGCCTGCGCGCGGCGATCCAGGGCAACCTGCGGCGCGACCTCGAGGAAGAGGCCGCGGCCGGCGCGCGCGCCGCGAGCCGCGCGGTCGCGCAGGCCGCCGAGGGCCTGAAGGGCGAGCTGCGGTCGCAGACGGAAGGCGCCGGCCTCGGCCGGGTCGGCCGCGCCTGGCGGGCGAAGACCTACGGCGGCGCGGCAAGCCTAAGTGCGGCCGCCCTGGTCTGGACCCGTGCGCCGGACATCGTTGAGGGCTTCGACCTCGGCGCCACGATCCGGAGCAACCGAGGCAGATACCTGGCGATCCCGACCGGGTTCAACCGGCAGCTCGGGCGGCGCCGCGCGCGGACCGAGCGCAAGGACGGGCTCTGGGCCAACGTGAAGGTTTCGCCGGCGGAGATGGCGAAGGCCGGCGGGCTGGCCTTCGTGCGGCCGCGCAAGGACGGGCCGGGCCTGCTCTGGCTGCTGGTCGTCACGCGCGGCCAGGTGAAGTCGGCGAAGTCCGGCCGGGTGTCGGACCGCGCCTTCGCCGGCGGCTTCCACCTGCTCGGCAGCGGCCGGCGCGGGCGCACGGCGGCGGCACTCGAGGCGCGCGCCGTGCCGATGTTCGTGCTGATCCCGACGGTGACACTGCCGAAGCGGCTGAATGTCGGCCAAGCCGG